GACGGTTATACACGGGCTAGCTTCGATGTGAACCCAGACAAATTCTTCATGAGTGAGGATACCGACGAATTCTTACGGCAAGTGGTGAATGGGGAGAAGATCAACGGTTATCCAGCACGAGCTTGTTCTTCACTCGTGTGGCGTAATCCAGTCACACGGGAAATGTTGAAGGGTGAAGAGAGGATACGGGAAGGTGCGACATCATGGAACCAACTGTTCAATAGGTGCGGTACAACTAACTACGAATTAATGAGGATGGATTTGGCGGGTAGTAATGGTATAAGTGTTAAAGATGTTGAATGTCTAATGCGTACACCAGCAGCACTGGGTGGTTTAGGGATGTTGTTGGAAGTAGGTGAGTGGATGGGTATAACAAAAGGTGAGTCCATTGTGCCGATGGAGTTCGTGGACATACCACCTTGTGCTACCGTATTAGGTCAGAAATACCATGTTGACCCCGGTAGGTTGGCGAGACTATGGATTAAGAATGTTGAAGCGCCGAGTGGTACCGAGATCGAGTATCTACCAGGCAAGGTGGAAGCAGTGGACGTCGTGGCTCCTGTTTTTGGGGTAGTACTGGGTGGGTTGGAAGAGTCGAACATGTACTGTAGAATGTCCAGATTCTTACCCCCATCAGTAGCCACTATTATATTAGATGATTGTGTTGAGGAAAAGAACTGGGATAATTGTATTTATATAGATGAAGGAAGTAAGAGTGTGTTTAGTCATTTGAGACAGCGAGCATCTAGAAAGGTGTTCACTGCTTGGCTCCTTGACAGGTTGCCATTCAGTACACCGATCCGTCCAGGGTGGAGCTCACAGGCAACTGCTGGTATGTACAAACGGATCGCAAACGAGTTATGGGCTTGGTGTTTGTCAAAGCAAAAACTCACGTACGAATTGGTGGTTCGTGCTGCTTACACGGCTGAACTATTCTTACCCGCGGTGGAAGAGGCGGCACTGATCAAGATCGGTGGTTAATGCATTTAATATTATTTTTTGTTTGTTTGTTGACTGGGGGGCAGGGGACCAGGGTTAGACGCCTGGTTTTGGGAAGGTAATCGTTCCCACCAACTCGAGATCCTATCGCAATTGTCTCATATACTGAGGATGTTTACTTGGTCAAGTCTCAGTACGGATACGAAAATCGGGAACCAAGCTATCGGCGTG